ATACAAGGGAAGCAAAAAGGCCCTAATTGTGAACGAAGGACAAGGGAGCCTATTTTCAGATGAAGGCTAAAGAGTGATTTGGACTCAGCAAAGCGCCGATACATGAGCGACCCTCATTTTAAAGTGTTGGTTGACACGATACGGATTATCACGCACAAGGAGAAAGGAAATGACACCAGAACAAGCAGAAGAACGAGAAGCTATGTTGGAAGACAGGGCCAAGGGTAAGCGCGAGGATGCTTTGATTGAATTACAAGATACGAGAGTTTGCCACGCTGGAGGTGATGAGTGTCCCGGATGCCCCCACTACTACGGCAAGGCTGATGTTTGTCGCTACGCGCCCAAGGAAGGGGATGCCTTGATTGAATCAGGCGTCCTTGAGCGGTTCCTGCGCGGAGGCTTCGAATGTGCATCCTTTCCAGGCGGCCAGCTTATCACGGATCAGGAGCATGGGGTTGTCTGTGCCCATATTGAATACCTCACCAAGCAGTTGCAATGGATAAGCGTTGATGAGCGGTTGCCTGAAAATGGGTTGCCTGTACTGATGGCTGGATCACATGACGAGCCGGTAACGGGATATTTAGCAGCAGCAAGAATGAATTGGTATACCTACGAGGACGATGATTATGTGGTGGGGATAACCCACTGGATGCCCATACCACCACAGGATAAGAACGATGGCTGATATGAAACTCCAGAAAAAAGGCTGTTGGTCGTATCGCAATCATTACCTGAAACATTTTAGCGATGGCTGGCGCTGTTACAGGCTGTATGGTCATGCCATAAAAGAATGTGGTGCGTCAAAAACGAGGGAGAAGGCGGCTAGAAGGCTCGATATGTATTTGACGCTGGTGCCATCCTAAATGCCAAAGGCTAACCGTAAGCCTTGTTGTAATGCTGGCTGCAACCGACTAACCCACGACAGTTACTGTGACAAACACAGAAAAGCCAAGTGGGGGAGTCGGACGCGGCACAGCAAAAAGCGCCAAGCGATGTACAACACCACAAGCTGGCGTGTTGTGCGGAAGAACTACTTAAGTAATAATCCTTTATGCGTTGAATGCGAAAAGGAATCCAGAGTGTCACTAGCCACCGTTGTAGATCACATAATTCCCCACCGAGGCGATCAAGCATTGTTCGACAATCCTTCCAATTATCAAAGCCTCTGCAAAACGCATCACGACAAAAAAACAGCCAGAGGTGAATGATGAAAATAATCCAAAAGAAACCAGCCGACCTCACTGAATACGAGAACAACAGTCGCATTCACACCGATGGCCAAATAAAACAAATCATTTCCAGCATCAATGAATTCGGCTTTACCAATCCCGTTTTAATCAATGCCAATAATCGCGTAATAGCAGGGCACGGGCGGCTTATGGCTGCGGTAGAAATGAAGTTAGACAAAGTGCCCTGCATTGTATTGAGTGACCTCACAGAAGCGCAGGAGCGCGCCTACGTTATCGCTGACAACAAGATAGCGTTGAACAGTTCTTGGGACTCAAGCATGTTGTCGTTGGAAATGGCCGATCTGAAAGATATGGATTTTGACATTGAATTGACCGGCTTTTCGTTTGGCGAGATATTCAAAGAGAAAGGTTCAAGCACCATTGTCGGTGATGAAGAATTCCTTGTTGTGTTGAAGGTAAAAAACGAGTCTGAGCAGAAAACCATGTTCGAAGAAATGGTTGAAAGAGGTGTTGAATGCAAGATCGTCTAAAGGAATACTCGCTGGAATTAAAAAGCGATGTTTCTAAAACTTTCCTATGTACGAAAGCCGCTAATAGTTTAGATATTAACTCCGAAAAGAAGTCGATTCATACGTTCAGCGTCATGGCTGACATTGAATCAGATTTCAATATAGGGCTAATCGTTGGCGCTAGTGGCTCCGGTAAGACCACGTTGGCTGAAAGCGTATGGGGAGAATTTAAATCTATCCTTCAGCCTGATAAGCCGGCGCTTGATCAATTCCCCGATGATATGAGCTACGACGAGTGCGCCAATATACTCACAGGCGTTGGTCTTACTTCTGTCCCATGCTGGATAAGGCCAGTGTTCACATTGTCGAATGGTCAAAAGGCGAGGGCTGAGATTGCCCTGCAGCTGGCTCAAGGTCAGGAATTGTTCGTTGTCGATGAATGGACAAGCGTAGTGGATCGGACTGTCGCCAAGGTGATGAGCTATTGCGTCCAAAAGTACGCCAGAAAGAAAAAGCGTCAGATCATCCTATTGTCATGCCATTACGATGTGATTGAGTGGCTTGCTCCTGATTGGATAATCGACTGCAATAAGCAGTTGTTCGAAGATCGGAGGTTACTTCGGCCTGAAAGAGAAGAAAAACTTACATTTGAAATCAGAGAAGTTGGAAGGGAAACATGGCGGTACTTTAGCAAGTATCACTATCTGAGCGATCGGTTGCCGGGCGGTCACATAGAAACGTATGGTTTATTTCACAATGGCATACAGATCGGCTTTCAGTGCTTTGTCAACTATGTGCCGTGGAAGAACAAAGGCGAACGGAAGATCATGCACAGCAATAGGACTGTGGTACACCCTGATTATGCTGGTCTTGGCTTGGGAATAATGATCATCAACGAAACCAGTGAGCTTATGGCTCAACAGCACTACAAAGTCATGGCTAAGTTCTCCAGCGTACCCGTACACAAGGCTATGGATCGAAGCGAACAGTGGGAGTTGAAGAAGATAGACCGCAAGATGAAGACCATGGTGGGCGGTAGCATGATGCGTAATGAGGGCTTCAGAGAGAAAGTTACCTCATACAGCTACGAGTATGTTCCACGTGAAACAATAGCGGCATGATTAATGACTGTGCTAACATTCAACAACTGACCCTATTTACGGGGGTGGATGATGATAATGGTATACGCAGGCAAGCAGTACAAAGCGACCATGACCAGCAAAGGCTTACTGATCGGCGCACTCAATGTGATCCTGCCTATCAAGCCAGTGGTCAAGGTAATCGAGTGGAAGATAGCCGCGTGATGTGTGGTAACCGCTGGTTACTTACAGGCAGCCCATTCGCATGAGTGTGACGCGCATCATCTGTTATGGCGAGTGCGGTTATCCTATTGCGTGGTGTCAATGTAAACCAATCAAAAAGGAATCAACATGACTGATCAAGGGTACCCAACCATCACCGCTGTACAAACAAAGGCTGGCGCTGTGGTTACTATTAAGGCCAAACGCCGTAAGCCTAACCACGCACTGATCACAGAAGCAGAGTCAGATGCTCTGGAGTTCGCTAACAAGGCAGACTATTGGATGCGTGTGGCTGCAGCTGAAACGTTCGTCATCATCATGGGCGCGTGTTATATCGCCTTCAGGTTGATCTGATGCACCATATCACCCTCGAAACGCATCATATTCGACCTCAAACGCAAGGATTCGACGCACAGGGGGTAGGAATACCATGTTCATTGAATCATAAAGCCCCCTTACGCCAAACGCCTCACAGGGCACTCAGGGGGTATACCCTAGACAATCGCTCAGACGTTAAATCCTTACATCGACGCGATGAATTTTTCAACACGAATACAATAAAGGGCAGGGGGGGTAAACATGACTAAAGGCAGAAAACCGATGCCGGACGCGATCCGGCTTGTGAAGTATTCCCGACCGGCCACGGAGCGCATGAACCCCGACAAACCTGAGTACGGCATTGATATTCAATGCCCTGTTGGGTTTGACGATAAGCGGAAGGATGCGTGGTTCACCTTGGTTCCGAATTTGATTCGAGCCGGTGTCGCCAAAGAGATTGATGTGTACTCGCTGGAGATGCTTTGCGAAAAGTGGGTCGAGTGGAGAGCGGCACAGGATATGGTCAACAACACAGGGCTGGTCACTAAAGCGCCTTCGGGTTATCCGATGATGAATCCGTACTACACGATCTCAATGCAGATCGGCAAGGAACTGCGAATGATGTTGGCTGAGTTTGGAATGACACCATCAAGCCGCCAGAGGGTTGTGGTCGATAAGCCGAAGGGGAATTCAGCGTTTGACAACATAGCATGACGGACTATAAGCATTCGCGGGATGCGTGGGGATATGCGAACGATGTGCGTGACGGAACCATACCCGCTTGCCGATATATCAAGCTCGCTGTTGAACGTTTCTTCAATGACATGGAACGTGATGACCTTTATTTTGATTACGATGCGGTCGAGAAGTTCTGCAACTTCTGTCTGCACTTGCCTCACACTAAAGGGCGTTGGGCGATGGAGAACAAACGCTTTGAGTTGGAACCTTGGCAGAAGTTTAAGTTTGCCAATTTGTTTGGATTTCACAGGGTTTCTACTAACAAACGAAAGTATCAAGAAGTTTTAAATATTATCCCAAGGAAAAACGGAAAGAGTATTGATGCCGCCGCAGTCGGTCTATACATGCTGACTTCTGATGGCGAGTTTGGCTCTGAGGTGTATTGCGGCGCGACCAGTGAGAAGCAAGCCAACGAAGTATTCACACCTGCCAAACGTATGCTCAAGATGAATCCAGACCTGACGAGGTTCCTTGACCTGTCGATTCAAACGCAATCAATATTCAGGGAATCAGACAACGCCTTCTTTCAGAGGGTGATTGGCGACCCGCCTGATGGTACTTCCCCGCATTGCGGCATCGTTGACGAGTATCACGAACACAAAAAAGACTCTGTATACAAAACGTTTCAAACTGGAATGGGGGCCAGAGAAAACCCTTTGCTGTATGTCATCACCACGGCTGGAGACAACATCAACGGGCCTTGCCACGAGAAAGTCCAAGAGTGCATACAGATACTTGAGGGCGTGTTGACTGATGACCACGCTGATTCAACGCTGGTGCTGATATACACGATTGACGAAGACGCACCGGAAGGTTTCTGGACAACAGAAGCTGCGTTGAAGATGGCAAACCCGAACTATGGCATAAGCATTGCGGCTGATTGGCTGAAGAAGCAGCAGCAGCAAGCGATCCGGTCAGCGAAGGATCAGGGCTTTTTCAAAACGAAACACTTGAACGTTTGGGTAAATCAGACAGAGCCTTTCGTTAACTTTGAAGATTGGAAGCGCTGCGCTGATCCTGCTATGAAGATTGATGATTACGCGACTCACCCTTGCGTGATGGGCATTGACCTATCCAGCCGGATCGACTTCACTGCAAGCTGCAAGGTGTTCTATGAAGATGACGCTGATGGCAAGCGGCACTACTTTCTATTTCCCGAATTCTGGTTGCCTGAATCAGCGGCAAAGGACTATCCGGCGTGGCGCGAGTACATCAACTTCACCAGCGGCGATGAGATCGACACCGTTGCGGTGAAGAAGAAACTGAAAGACGATCTTGATAATTACATGATTGAAGAAGTGACGTTTGACCCTTGGAAGTCGGCTGGGTTTGAGCAGGAGCTTGCTGACTATGGCGCGGAGATAACCAAGTTCCCGCAGACGATTGGGCAATACACGATGCCTATGAATGAATTTGAGGCTGCGATTTTATCTGGTAGACTCCATCACAATGGCGATCCGGTACTGAATTGGATGCTAACGAACCTTCATGCAAAGCGCGACACCAACGGGAACTGCAAGCCCCGAAAAGAAGATCAGAAGAAAAAGATTGATGGAATGGTTGCGGCGATTATGGCGATTGGTCGATGTATGCAAAGTGAAGACGAATCCATTTCGGCGCAAATCATAATGATTTAAAGGAGAACCCCTTGGCCGTAAGAACCCTATCAGTGAACCTTGTCAGCTTAGTTAACGTTGCAGTAGAAGGCGCAACCGTCACGCTGAGATTGATGGCGGTAGATCACACCGGATCATCTACAATAGTTGTATCGAGCGACACTGCAACGACTGATGCCGCCGGTGATTGTTCTTTTACAAACGTGATTCCAAACGTTGATGGGTCACAGAGTCGGAAATACATTTGTACCGGCCACGATGGTGTCAGCGAATTGTTCAACGTTGAATTTCAGATGCCAGATGCGAACTCAGCGTTGCATAATTTGGTTTCTTCTGTGGACGCGGTTTCAAGCCGGACTCCGTATTTAGACGCTAATCAATTATGGACTGGAGACAATACCTTCGGCTCATCTACCACAGGTGTTGCCACCGTTTTGTTCGGAACGACAACACTAAACGGCACCACAACCGGCGTTACCCAATCACCGAACGACAATTCAACCAATCTGGCGACTACAGCGTATACAGACGCAGCGCTGGCGACCGTTGACACGCTTGCCGAAATACTCGTAAACGGCAATAGCACTGGTGGAACTGACATTGTTGTCACTGCGCTTGATTCGATCACAACCGACACGATCAGCGAAACAACCGCTGCCGCTGGCGTAACGATTGACGGCACGTTGATTAAGGATGGTGTTGTAACAGCCGACTTAACGGGTAACGTCACCGGCAACACATCGGGGACTGCTGCCACAGTCACGACCGCAGCGCAGCCTAGCATTACCAGCCTTGGCGCACTGACCACTTTGACTGTAGACGATATAACCGTGAACGCCAATGGAATTAGCTCTGCTGGCGCGAGCGCTTTAACAATTACTGCAACCGTTGGGCAATCGGTAAACGTCGAAAGCGTGACGCTAGACGGCGGAGTTGTCGCGGGTATAACCAGCATCAACATCGGCGGCACTACCATTACTGGCGGGGTGCTTGATGAAGACGCTATGGGTTCAAATAGCGCGAGCGCATTGGCGACGCAGCAATCTATTAAAGCCTATGCTGATGCTACTGCTGCCGCCACCGTTTCAGCGAGCAATCTTGACAACCTCGCTGATGTCACGGTCACGACCATCGCTTCCGGCGAACTTCTGAAGTGGAACGGCGCGGCGTGGGTAAATAACACTTTAGCTGAAGTCGGCGTTCAACCGCTTGCCACAGTGCTGACAAATACCACTGCCTCTTTTTTAACTGCCGACGAAACCAAGTTGGATGCTATCGAAACTGGTGCTACCGCTGACCAAACAAATGAAGAGATTCGAACTGCTGTCGAGGCCGCTACAGATTCAAATGTTTTCACTGACGCAGATCATACTAAGCTGAATGGTATTGCTACTGGGGCTGAAGTAAACGACTCCACCACAGTGCTTGACGCTGATATTGGTGTCACAGTGCAGGGTTATACCAGTGTTCTAGCTGCCACGACTGCATCATTCACTACATCAGATGAAACCAAACTTGATGCCATAGAAACCGGTGCTACCGCTGACCAAACCAACACAGAAATACGAGATGCTGTAGAGGCAGCGACGAACTCGAACACTTTTACCGATGCCGACCATACGAAGTTGAATGGCATTGAATCTTTAGCCGATGTGACTGACGCCACGAATGTTGATGCGGCTGGCGCTGCAATGGATAGCGACTTCTCAGCTAACGGAATGATGGAACGAACGGGGGCTGGTACTTACACCACCATCAAGAACAACGAAACCACAACAGCGCCCGGAACAAGCGACGACAATACAGCTGGCTATGCAATCCGATCCATATGGATTGATACCACAGCGAATCTTTCCTATATCGCCACTGACGTTAGCACAGGGGTTGCTGTTTGGAAGAACATTGATGCAGCAAGCGGAACAGGCGATCTGGTCGCGGCCAACAACCTATCTGATGTGGCGAATGCTCTCACAGCCACACAGAATCTGAGCGTCGAGATCGGCGTGGATGTTCAGGCATACAACGCAGCCCTCACAGGAACTACGGCTACATTCCTGCTTGCGGACGAGACCAAACTGGACGCAATCGAGGCCGGCGCAACAGCAGACCAAACAGATGCGGAGATTCGTGCAGCCGTTGAAGCTGCTACAGATTCCAATGTGTTTACTGATGCAGATCACACTAAGCTGAATGGAATCGAAGCTCTTGCAGACGTTACAGACGCAACAAACGTGACTGCGGCAGGAGCCTTGATGGATTCTGAGGTAGATGCTGACATTAAAACGCTGGTACTCCCCGCAAACACCACAATCAGTGCTTTCGGCGCGACTCTTATTGATGACGCTACACAAGGCGACGCTCAAACAACATTAGGTGTTGACGCTGCGGGTACGGACAATTCTACAAACGTTACTTTTGCTGGAACAGGAAGCTATTTATCGCTGGCAGGGCAGCAGATCACCGTTGACCCAATCACTGAGTCTGACATATCAGACCTTGGTGCCTACATCACTGATATTGCTGGCAGTCCATTAGGCCAATTATCTGATGTGACGATTACCACCATTGCTTCGGGTGAACTGTTGAAATGGAATGGTAGTGCTTGGATTAACAACACTTTGGCTGAAGTCGGTGTTCAACCGCTCGCAACAGTCCTGACAAACACCACCGCCTCGTTTTTAACTGCCGACGAAGCTAAGTTGGATGGAATCGAAGCTCTTGCAGACGTTACAGACGCGACGAATGTAACCGCCGCTGGCGCGTTGATGGACTCTGAGCTGACATCTATTGCGTCAGTCAAGGCTTTAAACCAAGGTGTTTCTACTGGTGATAGTCCTACTTTTGCAAATGTCACGGCCACATTAACTGGTAACGCATCAGGCATTACCGGCGTAACTAGCACAACAGCAGAGTTGAATATACTAGACGGGGTTACCTCTACCGCAGCAGAGCTAAACATCTTGGATGGTGTTACATCGACTGCTGCCGAACTCAATATCTTAGATGGTGTAACTTCTACAGCCGCAGAACTCAACATACTCGACGGAGTTACGGCAACCGCAGCAGAGATTAACCTGCTGGACGCTTTAGATCGCGGCAGTATTTTATACGGGAATGCCAGTGGAGTAACAACGGTATTAGGCCAAGGCTCTGCCGATCAAGTCCTGACAAGTGATGGTACAGACATTGCGTGGCAAGACGCTGGCGGCGCTTATAGTGCTTGGCTGATAAAAACAACAACCTTCACTTGCGCTAGCGGCGACCAGCTAATTGCTAACCACGCAACTACAGCTTTCACAATTACTCTACCTGCTAGCCCCAGCGTAGGAGATACGGTGACTTTTAAGAACGTCGGGGCTGCTTTACTGACGGTAGGTAGAAACTCAGAGAATATAAACAGTGCAGCAGAAGACGCTACTATGCCCACAGGTAACGCAGCACAACTCGTGTACGTCGATGTCACCATTGGCTGGACAACTATCTAGGAGAATACTATGGCAGTAATTGGCTCGACATTTAAAGCTAGCGTAGGTAGTGAAATTTTATTGGTAAGTACGAATACTTTTTCGCCTCCGTTTACTTGCAACGCTCTTGTGTTTTCCATTGGCGGTGGTGGAGGTGGAGGTGCTTCCAGTTGCTATCAAGCTGCAAATTATTCTGCGGGTGCAAGTGGCGGCGCAGCGGGTGGAACCTCTGTAAGTCTTTTAACCCTTTCCCCTGACGTTGTATATACGGCTACCATTGGAGCGGGAGGTGGTATCTCTACTAGTTCCTCGTCGGGAACACCCAGATCGGGGAACGCTGGCAGCGCGACAACTTTTGCTGGCACAGGGATTACAACAATGACCGGTAATGGTGGTGCAGGGGGCGCGGGTTCGTATGCTGTATATGGCTCACACACTGCCACTGGAGCAGTAGGGGGGACTGCAACGGGCGGCAATCTTGCAAACCACACTGGCGGTGGCTCTGGGGATGCTATTTGTAACAAGACCGGCTATGGAGCTGCCGCCACGGGGGGTGGGTCGATAGCATTCTTGAGCGCAGGGGCCACTTCGGGTAGCGCCACAGCTTCTGGTGCTGGTCAGACCGCAGCAGCAAGCGGCGGAGCTGGATTAGTTATAGGCAGCGCTGATGCAACCAACAACCTTACATCAGGTGGTGGCTCTACGGGGGGGTTGGTGAATATGTTCACTTCTACCATAAGCGGCGGGTTGCGGACAGTTTTGTCGAAAGGTAATTCTGCTATTGGTAATACTGTCGAAACCAATTGGGGGTGCTCAACGAATGGGGTCGGCGGCGGGGCTACAAACACCAAGAGTGGCTGGTTTGCCGCTGGCGGCGGGAGCGCAGTAGTAGACTTTGCATCGTCTAAGTACGGAATACCAGCGGGTTCTATTGGGGGTTGCGGCGGCGGCGGCGGCGCACAAACAGTGAGTGGGTACGGGGCTTTTGGGGGTGCCGGTGGTGGCGGCTTTGTGTTTATCAGTATTCTAGGGATAGTTTAGGGGGCGTAAATGGCTAAATTTAATGTTTTAGAAGATGGCGTGGTAGTGAGAACTATTATTGCAGACGAGTCGTTTATGGTAGCGCATTACTCAGATTATGAACTGTTGCCAGAACCTCCTGAACCAACGCACTTAGAGGACTTTACGACTGAACAGATGCACGAATCGTTTACCAGTGATGAAGCGATTGCTGCACTAGCTTCGACCAATGTTTTGGTTAGGGCGCAAGCTGAACTGCTGGCTATGAAAAGAAACAAACCCATGAGCAAAGATGATCAGGGTTATCAGGATGCTATCAATCTTCTGGAATCAGACGGGGTGCTAGATGAGATAGCAGCAACTGATTACCGATTAGGGATACCCGTGTCGAGGCTTCAAAACTAACTGAAGGAGTTTGAATGAAGAAGAAAGTATAAGAAAATGGTCAAAACGGTTATGGTTTTTATTGATATTGTCAGTGTCGCGCTTATGAGCTACGGCGCTTGGCTGCATTACCCGCCACTTGGGTTCGTGTTAGCTGGCGCTTTACTTTGGTTTGAGGTTAATCAACATGTTTTTACAAGCATTCGCATCGGAAACAAGGGCAGTTGAATCTGCAATTGGTGATGCTTCGGCGTTTGGTCGATGGCTAATTGAAAACGCCGGGGGCGATACGTCCTCAGGCGTCAACGTTAGCGTAGAAAGCGCGTTAACCCTGCCCTACGTTTATGCTTGCATAAATGTTTTATCGCAGACGCTGGCGCATGTTCCATTGAACCTGTTGAAAGACGGGAACAAAGGGCCAGAAAAAGCAAGGCGGCATCGGCTTTACGACCTGATGGCGAACCCGCACCACGATTTTTCCGGCTACACTTGGCGTGAAACGCTTGAGGGTCATCGGAACGGTTGGGGCAATGCAATGTCTTGGATCAATGAGGATAAATTAGAAATACTTTATCCTGATCGAACCAGCGTTCATCGCCTTGGCTCTGACAATTCGTTGGTGTATGTCACCGAGGTTAACGGCAAAAAGAAAACGTTGCTTGCCGCTGACGTTCTGCACTTCGCCGGAATGGGCTACGATGGCATTCAGGGTTACTCACCGATTAACAAAGCGCGTGAAGCTATTGGGCTTGGCCTAGCTATTCACAAGTTCGGCGGTTCGTTCTTTGGCAACGGTATGTCACCGAAGGCAGTGATTGAATCTGAAATGCCAGCCAACACGCTGACGCAGTTCGCCGCTGAATTTAAAAAGAATTACGGGTCGATAGAGAACGCCAACGGCACTCCAATCTTGCCTAAAGGGTTGACATACAAGCCTGTCACGATAAATCCAGATGACGCTCAGACGCTTGAAACGCTGAAGTATTCGCGCACCGAGATATGCGGCATGTTCCGAGTACCGCCGCAGTTCGTTATGGATTTGGAGCGGTCGACGTTCACCAACGCCGCTGAAATGGATTTGCATTTCGTCAAACATACAATGATTCCCATTTTCACTAACTGGGAAGCTGAACTCGACAGGAAGCTGCTGACAGACAAAGAGCGCCGGTTGGGTTATCACTTCAAGTTCAACGTAAACGGTCTGCTGCGGGGATCACAGAAAGAACGGTTCGACAGTTATCACCTTGGATTGCAGGATGGCTGGTTAAGCCGAAACGAAGTCAGGGTGATGGAAGATTTACCAACGGTGGACACGCTCGATGAGTTCTTGATTCCAAACAATATGGTTCAGCCCAACGCAGACGAGAGCGACCCGCCCAAAGCAGATCAACCGACAGAAGAACCTACTGACGTTCAAGAACCCACTGACGTTGAAGAAAAAACGTTGCCACTGGTACGGTCGATTGCCGAACGGATGGCATCAAAAGAGCGCAGGGCGCTGGAACGTTGCGGGGAAGATATATCCGCCGTTGGGTTGATGTACAAGGATCATCCAGAGTTCATCAGCCGAGCAGCAATGCCAACCGCCGAATACTTAGCAGACAGCCTTAATTGCTGTCCTGAAGATTTCGTGGCAAACTTCGCCCAAAGGCACATTGAATTACAACTTGGTCAGCAGGTTAATCGCGTAGGCGATATGGTTGTTGATGAACAAAGAATCATTGCAACATTTTTTGAGGTGCTAAAAGAAAATGCAAACTATTGAGAGAAGATTTTTTAATCAGCCTGTCGAGCTACGGGTTGAGGGGGAAGCTCAAAAGATCGTTGGGTATGGCGCGGTCTTTGAATCTAGATCAGAAAACCTTGGCGGTTTTACCGAAGTCATTGAGAAAGGCGCGTTTGATACTGTGCTGAAAAATGATGTTCGTGCGCTATTCAATCACGATCAAAATATTGTCCTTGGTCGCTCAGCATCTGGAACTCTCAAGTTGTCCGTTGACGATATTGGTTTGCGGTACGAAATCGACACTCCGAGCACTCAAACAGTCAGGGACTTGGTTATTGAACCGATGAAGCGGGGCGACATTAGCGGCTCGTCTTTTGGCTTCATTGTCGAAGAAGATGATTGGGACGAGAACTCCGAAACCGGAGCGATCACAAGAAGCATCAAGAAAATTTCACGGTTGCTCGACGTATCACCCGTTACATTTCCGGCTTACCCTGAAACCGAAGTGGCCTTGCGGTCGCTGACGAAGTTCAAGGCTGAAGTCAAACCGAACGAAGAACCCCATGACGAAGGATGCGCTGATTGCTTATCGAAAGATGAAAAGATTGCTGCGTTGACTCGCTCGTTGGAAATTCACAAGCGTTTTACTGTCGCGTAGGCGGCGATTTTAAATTATCCATCTGGAGAATATTATGGATTTGAACCAAAAGCTAACAGGACTTCGTGAAGATGAAGTCGAAAAGCGTTCTCGCGCCGCCGCCATCGCTACGGTTGCGGAAGAACGAGAACTTAATACGGACGAAATCGCCGAGCTTGGTGAAATCGAAACTTCTATTGGCGCACTGCAAGAACAGCAACGCGGCATTAAATCAGCTTTAAGCATTGGGGATTATCACCCTGACGTTAACAAGCCGATTGGGATGGACGCGAAAGAAGTTCGCAACTTCTCTTTGCTGAAGATGATCAAGGCGCAAGCCAGAGGCGCTTCACCACAAGACATTGCAGACGCTGGTCTTGAAATGGCAGCGTCAAAAGCGGTCGAGCAACGACTCGGCATTTCCCCCAACGGTATGTACATCCCGATGGAAATTATGGGCGGTGCTGAAAAACGTGACCTGACTGCTGATTTGTTTACGCAAGCTGGCGCACTGGTTGGCGTTGACTTTCGACCTAACCAGTTGATCTCTTTGCTTCGCAACGCAATGGCGCTTACAGGCGCTGGTGCAACGATGCTTGATGGACTGATTGGCGATGTTGCAATTCCGAAACAAACCGGCGCAGCTACGGCTTCGTGGGTTGGTAATGATGGCGGTTCTATCTCTGAATCTAATCAGGCGGTTTCTCAGATCACGATGACTCCAAGAACTTTGGGCGTTTACACTGATTACTCAAGACAGCTTCGATTGCAGACAGATATCAGCGTCGAGAACTTCATCCGTCAGGATTTGATGACAGTTGTTGCTATTGAGAAAGATCGCGCAGGACTTCACGGCACTGGAACGTCAGGACAGCCCGTTGGTATTGCTAATACCACTGGTGTTGGAACCGAATCTTTCAGTACAACTTCTAGCCCAACCAGAGCAGAGATCGTTGCGATGCGGGGCGACCTTGCTACTGCAAACGCTCTTGCTGGCAACCTGAACTTCATCACCAACAGCACCATTTACGGCAACCTAATGTCGGAACTGGTTGATGCTGGCTCTGGTCAATTCCTACTGAACGAAAACGGGACAATGATCGGTCGCAACGTGATTGAATCTAATCAAGTTGCAGCGGCGCATGTATTCTTCGGCAACTGGGCTGATCTGTTGATCGGTACTTGGGGCGGGATGGATATGCTGGTTGATCCTTATACCGGCGCAACGGCTGGCAACGTAAGAGTGTTGCTGTTTCATTCAACTGATATGGTTGTGCGTCACGCCGAATCATTCACGGTCGGAACATAAGCGCCGTAGAAATTCCTTAACGGGAACTGGAGAAAAAAATGTTAGAAAAGAAAAATTTTGGTAATGATGCCGCCCTACTGGGTGCCATCGCAGTAACGCTAACCGCTGACGCGAACAGCGCGGCTTGTGATCTTCTGGATTACGATGGTTGCCTGATTGTGGTCAACGTTGGCAACTCAGGCGATACGCTTTCTGGTTCTGTTTACATCGAACTGGAAGTGGAAACGTCTGATGACAACTCGACTTGGGTTGATGCGGCTGACGCAATGATCACTGGCGCTGTGACGGGTACGAACACCGGAACATTTGCGGTAATCAATGCACCGACAGAAGATAGCGCGATCTTTACGACTGCTTATCTCGGTCGGGAACGCTACGTCCGAGTTGTTGTGAATGTCACTGGCACTCATTCTAGCGGAACCCCTGTGGCAACACAGTACATCCGAACCAGAGCGCGTTACTAAGCGGAATTGAACGGGGCGGCTTCGGTCGCCCCAATCATTCAATCAGAGGATTAAGCAATGGCGAAGAACGTCAGGCTAAATGTTGATGTTCGCATCAGCGGAAAGGTTCACGAGGCTGGTGAGGAACTGGCGATCGATGACCATGAATTTAAAGTGCTGTCCACAATGTCAAAAATGGGCCAGCCGTACCTGACTGAGATCGTCGCAGAAAAAGCGCCGGTTGAAGCAGATGCAGAAAAGCCACAGCGCAAGCGCAAGGCTAAGAAAGAAACAGCAACGTTGCTGGGTGCGTAATGAACCAATATTCTGGAAACAGACAATATTTCAGGAATCATAATTTCCTTGGGTCGATTGATCTCATAACGATCACAGGGCCAACGTCTGAACCTGTCAGCACAGAGCAAGCTAAAGACCACTTGCGGATTGCCCACGACGACGAAGATCAGGACATAGCCCAAATGGTTTCGGCTGCAAGGCTGATTGTCGAGGCTCGTTCGGGAATGAGGCTTTATACTCAAACTGTTGAGGTAAGGGCTGACAGCTGGGTAGACTTGCATGATCCTCAACGCTCAGACGTCCTCAGGTTGCGTGTAGCGCCGATTCAATCAATAACGTCAGTCAAGTATTACCAATCAAGCGATGACGTTGACACGACAATGAGTACGGCTGATTACGTTACTGATCTGGTCGGGGTTCCGGCAAGAATTCAGGTTAAGTCATCTTGGCCTAGCACCAACGATTACATCGGAAACATTAGGATTCGCTGCGTTGTCGGTTATTCGAGCGTCCCGCTGATCCCCAGTCATTTCAAACGGGCTATACTTTTGCTGGTTGGTCATTACTACGAAAACCGCGAAGCCATTACTGACCTGAAGCTGATGGAAGTTCCTGAAGGAATCAACGCACTGATCCATTCAAACCCTGAACACTACCACTACAATACAGGGTCGCTGTAATGCCGACGATAAGATTCAACATCACGACAAACTTTAAAGGCACTCAGTACAGGGCTGGCGACGAGGCCACACTGACTGAAAAGGAAATCAAGTTGTTCGATGGCACCGGTGCGTCAGGAATGCCGCACATCGTCAGGCTGAAAGGAAAAGAAGATGCCAAGAAAGATGATCCACTCGGGCCAACTTAGGCACAAGATCACGTTTCAATCCAACGCAGACACCCGCGACGATTACGGCGGCGCTGTTGATTCTTGGTCAACATACTTTACTACTTTTGCATCAGTAAATTCTGTTAGCGGCGGTGAGCGTTTGGGCGGCGACAAGATAACTGCTGATCGGGGGATGGAGTTTATTTGCAGGGCTAATCCAAGCAATTCAGTGTCACCTCAAAACCGAATCAGCTGGAACTCAAGAACCTTTGATATTGAATCCGTTTCCAACTTTGAAGAACGTGGTCACTTTCTGAAGATTACTGCGACAGAGCGTGAAGTATGACCGTTACCTTAAAAATCAGGAATGGCCCATCGCTGATTAAAGCGTTGAGCAAGCTGGAAGAAAAAGTCGAGAAACGAATTGGGAAGAAAGCGGTTCGTGCTGGCGGTAGTGAATACGCAAAATTGGTTAGGCAGAAGATTCCGAAATCATCCAAGGATGACATTCACCTAAAGAAGTCTATTAGCGTTGTCAGTCCGAAAGGTTCCAAGTTCGGCAAGACACAAAATCAAATAAGAGTTCAGGTCGGCGTTCGCGGCCCTGCTAGGCACTACGCGCATATATGGGAATACGGCAAGGATGGTCAGGCTGGAACGCGAGTGTTCACTGACACTCTGAAAGCGTCGAAGGAACAAATATTTGAACGTATTAAAAAAACACTCTCCATTGAACTGGGCAAGATCTAATGGCTGAAGCTGAAAGCGCGATTAAAGGGCTGATTGAAACGCAGGTGGCTAACCTTGCGTCGGCTACTTCAGTTTGGGCAGTGCTTGCGCCTCAGGACGCTGTGCGGCCTTTCGTTACGTTCGAGGTGATAGACGAATCTCCAACCAACGTGATGAGTACAGAAACAACGCCGACTGATTGCTTGTTTGAGGTGCGAATTTACGCGGAGTCTTTTAGTTCAGTCGTGACGATCACAAATGATATGCGAACTGCTTTCAATAGGTATTCAGGTACAATCAATTCCGTAGTCGTGCAGGACGTATTTTATGAAGGTCGATCAGAGTTCTTTTCAGAACAGGAACGAGACTACGAGCGAGTGCTTAACTTCCGGCTATGGTATGAGGAATAGATAATGGCAACACAAGTGATCAAGAATCGACCATCGTGGTTGGGCGGTTTAAATATCGGAAATCACGCGCACACTATGGCGATTGATTACGGTTCTGAAGCGCAGGACGATACGGTGCTTACTGACACAACTCGGAGCAATGCTGGTGGGTTGCTGACGTTTGGCTTTTCCATTGATGCTTACGCTGATTTTACTGATGTTGATGCCGCGTTGTTCTCAGCCGTTGGCGCTACTGTCCCGTTAACCTTTGCCAGCGCGTCTGGTGCTGACGATGAAGTTGCCTACCTGATAAACACATTGCAGCTAACCCACAGCCCTATCTCTGGCTCGGTTGGCGATATGGCAGGAACCAATATCAGTGGCAATGCCAAGGGTAAACTGGTGCGAGGCATTATCGAGATCAACACAGCAACGGCCTCGACCGGAACCACGACAGGTTCACAGATAGGCGCGTTGTCTGCGGCTCAAAGCATGTATGCAAGCCTTCACGTTACGGCGGCGGCTGGAACTTCGCTGGACGTTATTGTGCAGTCAGACGATAACAGCGGTTTCACGAGCGCCACAAACCGAATAACATTCACCCAAGCTACTGGCGTGACAAGCGAACTGCTTTCAGTTGCCGGTGCTATTACTGATGATTACTGGCGGCTTTCTTATACGATTGTTGGTGGTAGTTTCACTTTTGCGGTTGCTTTGGGTATTGCGTAATGAATAACATTCAGAAAGGCAGAGACTACAGCGCGATTGATTGGGGCTACTACTTTGCGTACAACCCAGACACAGGAAAGTTGCACTGGAAAGTTAAGCGGTACAAAAAAGCAATTCAGGTTGGAGATGAAGCGGGTTCGTATACAGGCAAGTATGCACAGGTTGGCTTGCTCGGTGATGTTTGGCTGATTCATCGAGTCATCTGGTGCATCGTTTACGGCAGCATCCCTGTTGAAAAAGAAATAGATCACATTGACCGAGACCCCAGCAATAACAAGTTGGAGAATTTGAGGATCGTAAGTCGAAGGGAAAATTCATTCAATAGGGGGAGGCCAGCAAACAACACATCAGGCGTTATTGGTGTCGGTTGGTGCAAGCAAACTGAAAAATATAAAGCAACTATCCGAGTTAAAAGCAAGTTGATTCATTTGGGTTACTTTGAAGATAAGAAAGACGCAATCGCAGCGCGTAAAGAAGCGAAAATTAAATACAAGTTTACGGCTGATGCCGTAGGAGGATAGTCCCATCAGTACATTCGTGCTAAAAGATGCAAGCGTAACAATTAACAGTGTCGATTTGTCC